CCTTCTTAGTAGCTAGTCTAAATACGGCTTTGTGCCAGGAAGTCAACGAAGCAAGACCAGTCACACAATCGTAATTGTGTGAACAGAAATCTAAACTGTTGCTTTGGCGAGTAGCATCACGTAATCTAATACCAGCTTTATCCGCGGCTTTGAGGTAAGCCGGAAGATCATGGATTCCCCACATTATTCCATCATCTCCATTTGCAGTTACTGCGTCGAGTTCTTGTTTGGATTGCAGACCGAGGTAATTCGAATATAGATTCTTTAAGAGCGTATTTCTACGAGAAGTATCTTTCGAACCAGAGTCCAACATTCCTGGGTTGATTCTTGAGTAAACTAATGACCCCACTACAACAGATGAATTAGCGCAGGCCAAAGCCCAGCGCCTATTACATAAGTTCCATTTGACAAGAGTACCACGGGTTGAGGTGTGTGTACGTTTATCAATTTCACTCGTTGCAAGAAGAGTTTGAATAGTGTGCAGCCCGTCAAAGCCGCTACAATCGTCAGTAACAGGGTCACCAAATTTCTTGGTGAGAGTGTTGACAACTGCAATAAATTCCTTAGTTTGTGCATCAGTAAAACCAATTCCAACTGAACTGCCATTAACATAAATCCTGTCTTCGTCGCGTAAGCGTTCAGAAGACTCGCTGAACCAATCGGACTCACATAGTTGGTCAACTAGTGAGACTGGAGTGATACAGCGAAAGCGTCCCTCCACATGCTTACGCCGTGGGTGGGGTTCATCCTTTATAAAGATGGATGAGGGATCCTTTAGTCCTGAAAGGACCAAGGCGCCGGGATTTAATGCAAGCGTTTCAAAAGGGGTGTCGGGATTTGACCACAACAACAACCGCGCGATAGTAGCCCCGATAATCTCGAGTCTAGCACCAGCAATAGCAGCAGCATTGTTAGCATACTCTAAATTTAGTGGATAGCCCGGACTTTTGTCTAGGGAAACTTTATCTAACGCGGCTTCGACTCGGATTCTCAAACGTGTATACGAATTAAAATCTTGGTCCGTAGGACCCTCGATTACAATCATACCTCGCTGTTGAACGACCTTGTCGATCGCCTTTTCCAAC